AACGCTGCAACTGTATGAACGTCAGTCTAAAAATAAGGACAATAGATCACCTCTTCTACCTGATCAATTACCACTTCTTTTAGATGATACACCAGTTGTACTAGACCCATACCTGCTTGGATATTGGTTGGGTGACGGAACAACAAACGCACGACAGTTGACAATAGGCAAGCAAGATGCAGAAGAAACTGTGAAGCGCTTTACTGATAGAGGAATTGCAATATCCAAACAGAATAGTGACTGTGGTTTTGGTATTCTTGATCAAACAGACAACTTCAAACATTATAATCTTTTGGGTAACAAACACATTCCAGAAGATTATTTCACGGCAACCATAGATAATCGATACAAACTACTTCAAGGCTTGATGGATAGTGACGGGACAGTTTCACCAAAAGGTCAATGTTTCTTTTGTAATACGAATAGAATTTTAATTGATGGAGTTGTAAGACTTCTACTCACACTTGGAATAAAAAATACCGTGTCAGAATCACGTGCTATTCTAAACGGTGTGGACCATGGACCAACATGGAAGGTACAGTTCTATTCACATGATGCATTTCTATTAACTAGAAAGAAAGATCGTGCGGCTAAATACAAAAACAAATATGGACGATACATTCGTACCATTAAAGAGGTTCAATCAAGACCAACACAGTGTATTTCTGTTGACAGTTATGATAGTCTTTTCCTTATTGGTGATGGATTAATTCCGACCCATAATTCGAACACGTGCTCCCGATATTTCCCTGCATGGTACCTTGGTAGAAATACCAAACACAAATATTTGCAAGGGGGGCATACTCAAACATTCTGCGAGAATGAATTTGGTAAGCCTACCAAAGCAATTGTTGACAGTGAAAGGTTCAGGGAGATATTCCCCGATGTATCAATTTCCACTGAAACTAAGGCTGCTGGCACGTGGGCATTAGCTGGATTGGGTGCAGGAAAATACTATACAAAGGGCGTTGGAGTGGGTATTTCCGGCTTCCGCGCATCATGCGCAGCGATCGACGACCCATTCGCTTCAAGAGAGGATGCAGAGAGCCAAACCATCAGAGACAAGGTATTTGACTGGTTTTCAGCAGATTTTACGACACGCCTTTTACCGAACGCACCGATGTTTGTGGTTGCGACACGCTGGCACAGTGACGATTTGATTGGCAGAGTTGAGGTCATGAATAAGGAAGGTAAGGGATTACCATGGGAAGTCATAAATATGTCTGCGTTATGCGAAGATGAGAATGACCCCTTACAGCGCCCGATGGACGAACCATTGTGGCCTGATTTCTACACCAAAACCATGCTCGAAAACCTGCGAGCTACACTTCCTGCGCGAGATTGGAACAGTTTGTACCGTGGAAAGCCCATGGATGCCGAAGGTTCAGTGGTTGACGTCGCTTGGTTCGAGCGTTACAGCGTTTTACCAGCATCAACTCTTCGTAAACGCACGGTTGTATCTGTAGATAGTGCAATCAAGGACACACAGCGCTCCGATTTCACCGCAATTGGTGTGTGGGTTGAGAGTAATGAGGGAAAACACTACCTTGCACACGTCACACGCGAGCGATTAGAGTTCAATGACCTGAAGAAAAAGGTGCACAACTTATCCGCAGCATGGAACGCTGACATAATCATTATCGAGGACAAGGGGTCAGGGACCCAGTTCATTCAAACAGAGGGGCAGGTACCCGGTTCCACCCCGGTTATTGGTGTAAGCCCGAACAACTCTTCAAAACAGTTCCGCATGGATGGTGTCACACCGATGATCGAAGGCGGATTGGTACACCTACCGCACCGCGCCGATTGGCTGGCAGCATACGAAGACGAATTGCAAAGCTTCCCAACCGGTAAGTATGACGACCAAGTGGATATGACGTCACAGTACCTTGAATATAGCCGGGCACGTGTTGGTGGTTCAACTGCACGCCTGTCAGGTTTTGCAGAGCGCACCGGGAAACACAACCAACGCAAGAAGAAGGTGATCGCCAGCATTGGAGCGCAGGTTAAGTTGATCGAAGAACGTGCAGCGAGTGACCCCATCACCCGGCAAATTCGAGAACAGCGAGAAGCTGCCATTAACCTTAATAAGTAAGGTTAACGGAAGGTACCATTTGACTTTCATCAAGGGGTATGGGTCGAAAATGCTTAAGAAAACGTCATTTCAACCTATTTAAGATTATGACGCTCCCCCTCCGGGGGCTACAACCACTTGAAATCATTCAACTTTCCAGCTTCGACCTATCAATTTATGATTTTGCGTCTTTTCGTACTTGACTCTTAAATGTTTAAATGTTACTTTCCCTCAAAACGAAAGGAAAGGAATCAATTATGTCAGAAGAAGTATGGAAGAATGTAGTGAGTTATGGACGAGAGGGGGTCCCTGAGGATTTCTATAAGGCGTACCAAGTCTCAAACTTTGGCAGGATTAAAAATCCAGACGGAAAGTTGAGACCAACTCGACCGTCCAAAGATGGTTATGTGAGAGTTGGGCTGATTATTAATGGTGTCTCGAAAGTCTACACTCTGCACAGACTGGTATGCATGGCTTTTCACGGACGACCTACTTATGAGCAGCAAACTGTCAACCATATTGACGCTGATCGTATACACAACCACGCCGATAATTTGGAATGGTTGTCTGCTGTAGAGAATTTACAACACACCGTAATCGCCCGTCTCAGGAATAATAAATCCAAGTATGGGGAGGGGTATCGTTTGGCTATGAAATGTCTAGCTCAATCCAATTTAGAAGGTGATGAATTATACGATTTTGCCCAAGGGTTATATCAGGGCGCACGCTATGGTATGGTGAACACCCACGAGGTTATCCGTAGAGCGCATAAAGAAGGTGGTAATGGTACCTTGTCGAATTAGCAAAGGGGACCCTATCAATTTTCAACAGGGGGACCCTATCGATTTTCACAAAGGGGTAGGGACCCTGCACGTTCTGGGAAATGGGTGGGGGTCATATTTTGTTTTGCGTTTTTGAAAATGGGTCTGCAGCCAACATGCCTAGCGTTCAAGTAGGTTACAACAGACACCCGGCACATACTGCACGACGTGTCATTATGTCGATATGTCAAGTGGTTTGTCCCCCGGAAGGGGGTTGAGGCTACCGGGCGACGCGCACCGCCGGGCGTAACATGCAGCTTATGGCACCTTACCGGGCACAACAGCTCTTAACGTGTCAGTTATGGCACCTTACCCGGTGCCATACTCTGTCCGGCGCCCCGGTAATATGCGCTAGATCGTATAACCCCGGTTTATGCGCTATATCAGATATTAACCATAAGAGTTAAGGTTAACCGAGCCGTAAACAAGCATTATACTAAAGTCTGTACGTACAAGAATGGACTAGATGGTGCCCCGGTGGTCGAATAACCTTCAGCCCGGTCGAAAATGCTTCATTATTTATGCTCATTTTTGCACCCGGTAAAAAAGAACCCCCAAGGAATCATCTTCCAAGGGGGTTTTGAGTTTATTATGAGTAGTAACAACATAGACCGGGCACTCAATACAACTAAAGCGCCCGGTGGAATGAACAGTAGCATCCGGGCGAAAAGTTGTCAACCATTATTCACGCTCATTTTTGTAAATCATTATTGGTGCTCATTTTAGCACGCGTCATTATTGGTGCTCATTTTTGCTCATCATTATTAACGCTCATTTTTGCACGCGAATTTTTCCACGCGAAAAATAACCTTAAAAATTAAGGTTAACAAATATGGTTAACGATCGTTAAGGTTAATAATTAAGGTTAACCGTTAAGGTTAACGCGGGGTTAACGTTAATCGCCTGTTAAGGTTAATAATTAAGGTTAACGCCGGCTTAACGCGTTCCCGTTTTGTTCACCTTTTGTTCCCCTTTTGTTCTGTTCACGTTTTGTTCCCCTTTTGTTCACCTTTTGTTCCCCTTTTGTTCTGTTCACGTTTTGTTCCCCTTTTGTTCTCCTTTTGTTCCAGACCCACAAAATTAACCCTTTGTTAACCATAGCAAACGATGGGGCAAAAAAGCGCTTGCATCAGGTGTTTGCTGGTGTATGTTTAAAAGGTCAATTCAGACAAAATAAGGAGACTACCAAAATGAGAACACTTTCACAAATTGCACGCGAAATCCGCAACGATTGGAAAAAAGTAAACTATGCGGCGGTACCATACCTTGACGCTATGCAAACGCTCAATTCCATAAACGAAGATTACTACTTTGATTCCGGTCGCTCAGTAGTTGCATATTTCCTCGCGAATGCTGGTTCATGGCGTGGTGAGACTGCACGCAATGTTAAGGCAGAATTGAAGGGTATGCTATAGATCATTTATCAATTCTCATAATATGTTGCATCATATTATTAATACTTGGTTAAGGGGGTCAGCCCCCTTTTCTGCTATGCGTTAATGGCGCGTTAAGGTTAATAATTAAGGTTAACGCCGGTAACCCCAAAAAATTGCGTTAACCCTTTGTTAACCATAAATCCGATAGATGAAAAAAACGTATTGACTAATCGGCTGGGGGATATATAGTGATTGAGTAAACCGAAAAAGGAGACTATCAAAATGAGTTCATTCAATACACCAGAACAAATCAGCGCATATCAGGCCATCGTAATTGCCAAGGGTTGCAAGCTTTACGCAAAAACTGGCATGGTTCCAAATCGCGCATACACCGCAACCAAGATGTTGAAAGCTGCGGGTTCTATCACTGGCAAAGCTTACAAGCGCGGTCAGCATATGCAAGCCCATGACGATATCATGGAAAACTTCACTTCATAAAGGGATGGGGGAGAAATCCCCCATTAACCTTCTGTTAACCATACCCAAAATTTTTACCCCTCATAAAGCGTTAACGTTAATAATTAAGGTTAACCGCCGCTAATGTTTTCTTAACGCTCTGTTAACCATAAATCACAAAGCCGGTTGACTCACTTTTTCAATCTGATAAGATGAGGCATCAACCAAGGAGACTAGCATGCCTAAAATCAACGTCAGAACAAGATCAAAGAATTGGTGGGATAAAGCCCCAACATTCAAATTCGATGTTATCGAGGCCGATACTTTTGAAAAGTGCTTTGAAATCTATTTCAAAGAATTCGACAATCGCAACAAGTATTGTAATTCTGTCGAGGTTAAAATCATTGAAGCCGAGCACGCTGCGAAATATGTGCAATGGTTTAGTGATGTTCGCAACTATGCCCGATGTGGCGGCGATATGTGGTAAGGATTTGTTAACCATGTTCATTCATGGTTAACGAAACACCCAGCGGCGTTAACCTTAATAATTAACGTTAACGCCGCTGGCCCTTGCGCGGCGCCTGTTAACCCTTTGTTAACCATAAAACAGACAATCGCTTGCAATCTTTTTCAGGTATGCTATTTTTGAACCTGTCAACAAACAAAGGAGATTGACATGGAAATCAAATTGACTGAAGAGCAAGCCAGAAGCCTAATCGCGGCATTGAAAAGTCATGATGCTTTACAGCGTGATGTTGCTGCAGCATTCATCAAACATCTTTTAGAAGGGAACGAATAATCATGTTCACTCGCAAGCAACTTATGAGGGTACCAAAGGAATATGGACTCTTAGCCCATCAGACTTATTTTGAAGAATTGGTCAACGCCAATGGTGGGTTCAAAGCTTTCTCGATTCCGTTCAGCATAGAGGAAGTCAAAGAAGCGCTGGAATCCGGCGATATTTATTTGAACACCTTGCCATTGGAAAAATGGGATAGGGCGCAAGTTTTCATGAGGGTATCACGTAAGACTCTGGATGATCGAAGTGAGAACAGATCAATGGCAACACTGAATTGCATGCTCAAAGCTGCAGCACGCCTGCGGTATGAGTCCATAAAGTTTATGGATGATCACTTGCAAATCGTTCACGTTTCTTAAGACCGCGTTAACCATGTTCATTCATGGTTAACGAAACACCCAAAGGCGTTAACGTTAATTATTAAGGTTAACGCCGCCGGGCGAGCGTGCGCAGCGTTAACCCTTTGTTAACCATAAAACAGTCAATCGCTTGCAATCTTTTTCAGGTATGCTATTTTGAAACTGTCAACAAACAAAGGAGATTGACGTGCACTATTCAAAAGAACTTAGAACACTGTTAACCATGGCACGCCGTGCAACAGCTCAAACAGAAGAAGAGCAAAAAGCGCTATCTTGCCAAGCAATACGCGACCTTGCCTACAGCGAATCAATCGCCGTGATTTGGAACGTTGAAGATGTTCACACTCAGGCAGGGGAAGGCGCCCTAACGGATGAACAAGCTGTCAACGTACTATGGGCTGCGCTAGACAACCATGATGAAAACGATGGCATCAACTGGCAAACTATCCAGAACGAAATCGACACTGAACTGCAACAATAAGGAAACGTTAACCATGAGCGATCATGGTTAACGAAACCACCGCCGACGTTAACCTTAATAATTAACGTTAACGCAAGCCTAATGCGCGCGCGGCGTTAACCATTTGTTAACCATAAATCACAAAGGCGATTGACTCACTTTTTCAATCTGGTATGATTGGGCTTCAATGAAAAGGAGACTAGCATGGAAATTTTAGTAGAACGCGAAACACGCACACATGATGGCATTAAATGTCATGTTGATCGGGCACATTGCTATGTGGAAGCTGACACGCCGAAAGAGGCTGAATTGTTGGCTATTGAGCAACATGAATGGGAAAAAGGTGAGAGCACGCGCTACGCTTGCACGTATTCGCCAACATGGGATAGCGTGCAATATACTTGTTACGATGATCAAGGCGATAAAGCCGTTCCATACCATATCAGAGAAGAGGATTAACCCTTTGTTAACCATAAAATAGATAAGCGCTTGCATCGTCTGGCGCTTATGTTATTGTGATCTTGTCAAACAAACAAAGGAGATTGACATGCTTATTATTCAAGATTGTGAAGGCCACTCGAAGCGTACATTGGATTATGACCCGCGCAACTATTCAACAAAGGCTGGAGCTGCTAAGGGGCTTTACAAAGCGCTTGCAAAGATTTGCAAAGCGGAAGGATTGAACCCTGAAATCGAAATGTTCATTCATTCGCCGCAAGAATGCGAGGCCAATGGGTACGGACGCAACTGGCGCGTTGGATGGGAATCAGGTCCGTATCAATGGGCAATACCATTGAGCATGGTAATATCAGGTTCATGGGGTTACACTGAGCCTTATTACGGTTTTGATCTTTGCTTCACTGATTAAGGACTAGGGGCTTGCGCCCCTTTTCCCTTGCCTGTTAGTCGAGCGTTAACCTTAATAATTAACGTTAACGACAGCTTAACGCGTGCCGGCAATTAATCATTTGTTAACTATAGAAACGATAGATGAAAAAAGTGGATTGACAGGTTGACAGATTTTGATAAGATAGGGCATCAACTCAAAAGGAGACTACCATGAACACTTTTAACGGAATTGAATACCTAGCAGATAGCAATGTTTCTGATCGCTATAAGGAAGCTTATGGCTCGCGCCCTCGTCACCTTATTGGTGAATTCTTCTCGAAAGATGATTGCGACAATTATCTTGCGAACCTCGCGCAAGTATGCGCGAACAACGAATCCGCTGAAAAAGAAGCTAAGCGGGTTCACAATGAGGAAACCGCGAAACTTGCGGCATCGCTGGGCGTATCCCGCTCAACAATAACCCGATGGATGGAGACAATGTAAAGGATAGGGGCTTGCGCCCCTTTTCTTATATCGTTAGGCTTTCGTTAACGTTAATTATTAAGGTTAACGCCGCTGGCCCTCGCGTGCCGGCAATTAATCATTTGTTAACCATAAAATAGATGTGTGAAAAAAGTGGATTGACAGGTTGACAGATTTTGATAAGATAGGGCATCAACTCAAAAGGAGACTACCATGAAATTCTTTGAAATCATTCTAACGCTAAAAAATGGCACAAAAACCTCAACTTGGATTGAGTCCACAGATGTAGAATCAGCGCTTGCCACAGCCGTGTATATGTTCCAAGACATTACGCAAGTGTTCACAATCAAATCAGGAGGCAATTGATATGAGCTATCAATACAACAGAGAAAACGCAGAGCGCTATCGCATTGCAATTGCGCTTAACGTTGACCATGATTCAGGTTTCATGGATACCTTAACGCAAAATGATCTCATTGATCTCATTGCCGGATTAGGCTCGCTTATCGAGCGCTCGCGCGCTTATTATAGCTTCAAAGGCGATTTCTATCCAATGGACTTGGCAGAGTATACCGCGCAGGAACTGAGTGCTGGTAAAATCTCACGAAAGAACCGCCACGATTTCATAACCCGCGCAGCTTACAATCATTGGCTTGCTTTCAACAGCAAAAAAACAACCCATTATATCATAAAAGATGATGAAGGCGATTTTTGGAATCAAGATGATGGCTGGACAGAATTTGATGATTGCGCAACCAGATATTCCGTAATGGATATCGATCAAGAGTTGGTACGCTTGCCCCTAGGTGGTGTATTTCATAAAATCGAGGGAACGTAAAAGTTAACCCTTTGTTAACCATAGAATAGATAAGCGCTTGCATAGTCTGGCGCTTATGTTATTGTTGATTTGTAAACGAAACAAAGGAGACTTTCAAAATGTCAACAGAGATGAAATCAACGTCAGCGTTCCACTTGACCACATTTTCAGGCGGCGGCGAACGCAAAATGCAAGTAACAGAAAAAGCCGCTCGCGAGAACTATGGCTCAAATCATGATATGTTTCGCTATGTGTCAATGACCCGCGTTGAAGCTGCTGAATTGGGTATGGCATTGTTGCAATTCGCTGCTGGAACATTGGAAGAGGATTATGAATAATGGAACTACTCTATATTTTCGTAATATGGGCAAATCTAGAATCGGGCGAGCAAATTGAATTGGCACGCTCGCACCCGATTCAGATTAGTGAGTGCGACCCGATGCAGCGCAATGTTTGGGCAACAGAATACCCAATCATTGCCTTCACTGAAAAGGAACCTATCCCATCGGTTGATGCAGCATGCATTCCAGATGGACTATTGAAATGAGGGGCACGCCCCTTTTTTCTTTGACGTTAGGCTTTCGTTAACCTTAATTATTAAGGTTAACGCCCCGTTGTCGAGCGCTGCCGGCGTTAACCCTTTGTTAACCATAGAATCGATCACTGCTTGCATCCTTTTCAAAATGCGCTATCTTGGACTTGTCAAACCAAAAAGGAGATATTGACATGAGAGTAGAAGTATATTGGAACCTGCACAAATCGCTTTTCAGCATGCGTGCAATGTCAGGACCGAATAAAGGCCTTGTGGTTGCGCACTGCAATCGCATCGTGTTGGAAACTGTGAGCTTGTCAGTGAGCGAAAAAGGCCGTCAAAAAGTTTTGACGTCAGGTCAGAAAAATGTGCACGCTTTCATCCGTGGCGATCTTAGATATTTTCAAGGTCAGTCAACACTCGCTGCAGGTGGGTTTTGTTCATCAGAATATCCATTTGGCACTGCGAAGGATGAGGCACGGGCAGAAGGCATGTTGAAGCGAGCATATTATTTGAAGAATCGGGTGAAATCCTATTTTTCATATAACCCGCGCACTGCAGAGACGTTCACACTGCGCCCTACACCTGTCAGCGTGACAGGCGCTGAAGTGGTTGACTTGACTTGTGATCTAGGGGCACTGCAGCGCTTTCCAGTGTGTGAAGGTGTATTTAGCGGCGAGCACATCAAGACCGAGACGTTAACCGTCTGTTAACTATAAAGCCCCAAAGTAAAATTTGGGGCTTTACTTATTTGGGAAACGTGGTATTGTAATTTATCAACGAAACAAAGGAGACTATAAAATGGAAAACTTCACAAATCAAACTTTTGCCGCCATGGCAATCCAAAGCGTGATCGTGCTTGTTCTAGGTGTTGCTGCTGCTACCGTTGCAGCCGACATGGCAAGCGAAATATTCAACGCCCCAATGGTTTCAATCAACGCGGTATTCAATCGCTAGGGAGTTTAAGCTCCTTTATTCCCTAGTAGGGGCACGTGGGTTGATACGCGTGCCCCTCTTCTTTTTCCGGTAACACGGCGTTAACCTTAATAATTAACGTTAACGCCGGATTTACACTTTCGCGCTTGCAATCGGCTGGTAATGTGTTATGGTTGACTTGTCAACAAACAAAGGAGATTGACATGAAATATGCTAAAAAAGTGAATATCTGGAATCTTGATTTTGCACAACGCGACAAGCTGCAGATTGGGCAATGGGTTACAGCAGGAGACGAAGGACCTACAGGACGATGGGCAGGTCAGCGCTCAAACGATATCGGGTCCGTGTCATGGTCTCGCACAAAGCCGGACTTTGCGATCAAGCGCATTTACGCACAAGGTTAACAAATAGTTAAGAGGCTCCGGCCTCTTTTCTTTTACCCCAAAAAGAACAAAACGTGAACAAATAGTTAGCGGACGTTAACCTTAATTATTAACGTTAACGCAAGCTTAACGCACCGCGCCGGCGTTAACGATCTGTTAACCATGTTTGTTAGGAACCTGTTAACCATATTTGTTAAGGCGCCGTTAACCATATTTGTTAGCAGTTTGTTAACCATAAACACGATCGACGAAATAAGTGGTTGACATGCCGGCGCTCGCATGCTAGCCAAAATCGTTAGGACTTTGTTAACCATAAACACCATTGGCAAAATAAGCGCTTGACAGGAACATCAGGAGAACAAACCGTGATCGAATCGGAACAAAACTTTTTATGACTCCTAGTGCCCGAAAAAGGCGAATCGCGCTCCAAAGCGCTTAAAATCGATCTATGACCTATTTCTTGTTTTGTTCTCATAGATAGGGTAATCCAGAGCCTTTGGGCGTTAACGAACTGTTAACCATAGAACCGATCAGCGCTTTACAGATTTGATTCACGTGCTATTGTGCAATCAATATCAACGCCTAAAAGGAGATTTCCAATGGCTCGCTTTTCCCTCGATACCCTTTCCCCTCGCTTCCAGCATGATTGCAATTCATGCATCTACATTGCAACCATCACGCAAGTGGTTGGTGGCAAGACTCGCGTTTATGATTGCTATACTTGCGCAAGCTTTGAAACAATCATTGCACGCTTTGGCGATGATGGGCCGGATTATAAATCAGGCCTCGCTTTCACCATGTTTCCTGATTCAGGAAACATCCTGCGCCTAGCAGTTGAAACTGGTGTTTTCCTTGGCATTTTCCCAATGGAAAAATTGCCTTACTAAGGGTAAAGGGCTTCGGCCCTTTTTCTTATACCGTTAAGCCGGCGTTAACGTTAATTATTAGGGTTAACAAATTCGTGGCTATACTGCCGGCGTTAACCCTTTGTTAACCATAAAACCGATAAACGCTTTACAAGCTTTTCTTTTCTGCTATTGTGAAATGGTCAATTCCGACAATAAGGAGACTTTCAAAATGACTACAATGACAAAACGCTATAACGAAATTGCCCATTTCATTGAGTCCAATGGCTCAAAATTTATGACAATTGAATTCGTTAAAAAGAACGGCGAAAAGCGTTCCATCAATTTTAATCCGCGTGCGGCGAAAAATCACCTTGTCGATGAATACAAGAGTGCATCAACTGCGCAAGCTGTTGAAACTCGCAAGGCAAACAATCCGCATCTGCTAGCAGTTTGGGAGCATAACAATTCCGACGGTTCGACGAAGTTTCGTTCGATCAATATGGACACGGTATTGCGCATTGCATGCGGCCGCAAAGAAATCCGGTATCTGTAAAAGTTAACCAAAAGTTAAGAGGCTCCGGCCTCTTTTCTTTTATCCCAAAAAAGAACAAAACGTGAACAACAAAATTAAGCCGGCGTTAACCTTAATAATTAACGTTAACACGCGCGGCATGGGCGGCGCCGGCGTTAACCCGCCGTTAACCATATTTGTTAAGGCGCCGTTAACCATGTTTGTTAAGGTGCCGTTAACCATGTTTGTTAAGGCGCCGTTAACCTTAATAAATAACCATACGCTGCGCTGGTCGTTAACGATTTGTTAACCATAAATGATATTAGCTAAAAAAGCGATTGACTTATTGGTAAGATTATGCAAAGGCTGGCGTTAACGATTTGTTAACCATGTATGCAATAGGCGCTTGCATCGGTCGCCCGATCTGGCATATTTAGCTTGTCAATAAAAAAGGAGATTTTGACAATGTTTAAATTTAATGGTTCATTAATTCGCGCTGGTGGCAATGCCAAAACTGTAAAAGGTGACAAGCTTGGCAAGTATATCACGGCGATTCTATATATGGCTCCGGCAGACCTAGCGGTAAAGAAAACACTTTGCGCCTTTGCCGATATCGCTGGATGCAAAAAAGGTTGTCTAAACCTTGCTGGCATGGGTATCTATTCCAATGTGCAAGTTGCACGCGCTAACAAGTCCAAACGATTCCGCGATAATACCGAAAAATTCATGCAAGATTTGTATAATGATATCGTGAAATTTGTCGCAAAATGTGAGCGTGAAAAGGTACTAGCGGCGATTCGGCTTAATGGTACATCAGATATTTTATGGGAACGGATTCCGGTAAACGGATTTGCTAACATTTTTGAAGCCTTTCCTAATGTGCAATTTTATGATTATACCAAAACCCATACGCGCAAATTTGAAGCTTTACCGTCAAACTATCATATTACTTTATCTTACAGCGAATCAAATTCAAAATATGCAAGCGATATATTGCGAGTCGCTAAAAAGCATAATTTGAGCGTCGCGGTAGTTTATCGATCAAATATCCAAAGCGCTAAAATTGCCAACATGCCAATAATTGATGGAGATAAAACAGATTTGCGCTTTACTGACAAAGCTGGCTCAATTATCGCTTTGAAGGCAAAAGGAAGCGCCAAGAAGGACGATAGCGGCTTCGTGATAGGATAACACGCAACATAGGCGCCGCGCTACTGGGGCGCCTATTACAATCAACATAAGCAAGGATTCGATAATGGATAAGGCAATAAAAAAACAAAGACACATTGCACGCGTACAGAAAAGCAAAAGGCAATTATATGAGTCAGGTAACACGAATTTACCATTTGTTAACCATAGCAAAAGGTGGCATGCAAAAATACAAAAAGACGATTGACAATAAATGGATTCGTGATATGTTGTTTATATCAACCAACTAAGGAGACTTTCAAAATGTCAATCAATATCCAGATCGCTAAAGGCCATAAAGAAGAGGTTCTATTCCGTTGCTATAAAGCACGTGATGAGCGCAAGAAATTCGAGGCCATACGTGCAGAGCATAGCGCTCAAATAGTGGACAATATGAAACGTATGTTCATCTTGTCTAACGGTTCAACATACACCTTGCGCTAATAGCGCAAGGGCAACCCCTAACAAAGGATTAACGAAATGTTTAAACTATTTACAAAATTAGCGCCTGCTACAATTAGCGCCGACAGAGTCGCTAAGGTTCTGTTAACCAAGTCCGAAAAAGAAGCTTGCATCAAGTGGCATAATGGGGCAACAGTTCATGGGTTCAATTCACTTAACGTTAACCAAACAGAGAGGTAGATATATCGACAACATATCAGTGTTAATAATATGTTGCATTGTATTGCTTATATTGTAGTCAATGCGTTAACCAACTGTTAACCATCAACAATGTTGATGGTTAACTCTTTGTTAACCATAAGGGACCCAAAGACCCCGTACCCATAGGGGCCTCATATCCGCCCAGTAGGTGCAGTACCTACATTTAACTTTGAATTAATCCGGGCATGTGACCCCCCCGGTACCCTTCCAAATTCATCGACCCCTTATACCCCCATTTATATATTTTTATCAGAAAACATTTGGGACTGTATAAACATGAGCCATACACCCATTTGTTGACAAATCGCTAATTACCAGACACAATACGCTCAAATTCTTTTATTGATAGGTATTATCGTGGCATTGAAAACCCCATCACGCTCTGTTAAGCTGCAACTATCCGAAATGGTATCATCTTATCCAACGTGGGCACACCCTGACGTACACTACAACGAAGCTGATTGGCGCCTTCTGCGACACTGCTACGAAGGTGAGCGTGCAGTCAAGGCTGAAGCAACGCGTTACCTCCCACAGATGGAAAGCATGGAAGACGACGAATACACAACCTTCCTCAATAACGCAACCTTCTTCAATATGACATTCCGCACAGTTGGAGCCTTGACAGGCACAGTCTTTCGCCGCAACCCGGTGCTCGACCAAATGCCAAAAACACTCAAAGACAAAGTGTCTACCATCACCAAAAAAGGTCAGTCGCTACGCTCTTTCGCTCAAGAAGTCTCTCGCGAGCTGATCTTGATGGGACGCGCTGGCATCTTGGTTGATACGGTTGATGGCGGGGACCCATATATGGTGACCTACGTCGCAGAGTCCATTATCGATTGGGACACTGAAATTGTCAACGGGCGTGAAGTCCTGACGCGTGTCGTCTTGATGGAAATGGTGGAAACACCACCAACATCAGACTCCACCCGCAAGTACAAGCCGGTATTTCGCGTCCTTGTCCTGAAAAATGGTGTTTACAAGCAGGAAATCTTCGAAAGCAACGACGAAAGCCAATACAACAACTATCCTAGTGTGTTGAAAGAACCTACACGCACCATCGTGCCAACAATGCGGGGGGCTACGCTCGATTACATTCCATTTTTGATACTGGGTGCCCAATCAAACGGTTGGGACGTTCAGCGCTCTCCTATGATGGATATCGCGCATATGAACATTTCTCACTACCGCTCATACGCTCAATTGGAGCATGGACGCTATTACACAGGCTTTCCTGTGTTTTGGGCATCCAAGCAAGGTCAGGACCAGACAAACGAATATACCGTGGGACCAAACCGCGTGTGGGAGCTTCCTTCAGGCGAAAAAGCTGGCATCATGGAATTTAACGGTCAAGGATTGAAGTTCCTTGAAAACGCGATCACCACGAAGCAAGGACACATTGCAAGCCTTGGTGGACGTATGATTGGTGTTGAAACACAAGCCGTGTCAGAATCAGACAACCAAGTTGCGATGAAAGACCGCAACGAGCAAGCACTGCTGCTTAACCTCACCATGACGCTTGACGAAGGCTTCACATGGTTGCTTAAAGTATGGGCACGCTGGTCGGATGCATCTGAAGCACAAGCTAAAGAGTTAAACATCGAATTCAATAAAGATTTCTTGCTTAAAGAAATCGCGTCACGCGAGTTCCGTGCCGTACACGCAATGTGGTCTGATGGTCTACTACCGGTTGAAGTCGTATACGATTATCTCAAGAAGGCAGAAGTCATTCCTGATTGGATGGAATTGGATGAATTTACGAAGCTGCTTAGCACTTCGAAGAGCTTTGTCAACAATCCCGACGTGGAAGCCAAGAAAGAAGGCTACCCGGACGCCAAGACCAAGTTCGAGCTTGAAGAGAGCGATAAAGATCGCAAGAGCGCAGAGCAACAAGCTAACACCGCGTTAACTTTACAAGCACGCACTTTACGCCAGCAACAAGACAACACACGTACACAGCCGGGTGCCAATCCAACCGGAGAATAATTCATGCCTGTAACATTTGGAATGTCGCCATTTTTAGGAAACTTTGGCATCACAGTAGGAAATAGGATTAGCCGTATTATGCCTTTTCAATATACTCTCGACGGTTCTGAAACTGTAACCGTTCAAACCGAAACAGGAGCCGTAACGGTTCCTTTACGTTTGATTGCACCTTACGCAGACAGCCGCAACCCTAAACCTTATGTAGGGGGCGTGCGTTGGCCCGGTCAAAACACATTCACTCTATTCGAACAAGCTGAAGGCACATGGTCTTCCATTGGTGCAGGAACAAGAACTTATGAAACGACGGACCCGTATTATGGTTCTGGCTTTCAGCGTGTCACGACGGATGGCATTGGCGGAACGTCAATCGTCCGTATTACCCAATTACCACTTGCCTATGATGCTACCGGCAAAACGTTTGCCATTGCGTTCAAAGTTGATGATATATCAAAAATAGAAGGCATTCGTATCGATCTTGGTTCAGCAAACCTTGTAAACCGTAACCAGTGGAACAACATCATTGGTAGCCAAGAGGTGCGGTCTATTCAAGACGGTGCGCAGATTATTTACACATTCTCATTGGGTGCACCTGACGCCACCGCTGGCACCTTTGATATCACTGACATCGACTGCTTCCAAGTCCGTATTACGGATAAAGGTACAGGCGCCGTTGTGTTCGATTTGGAACGCATGTTCTTCTTT